TACTTGCTTCTGGTTATTCTTTTGGCAAAACTCCTGATTATATGGAAAGCTTTTTTTTAAATGATGCCAAACGTGTATTTACTATCAGGACAGCGGCAGACGTAGCTTCTGGTAGCCATAACGCAAGCGAGGATTCAAATAGACCTAATGTAGTACAGAAATTAGGATTGATTGCCACTGACGACCCTTTCTATAAATCTGCTTATGAAGATTCAAACTATGGGCATAACATACTCCAGCAAGTTCTTGTAGATAATTTCGGCAGCAATACGCTTGCAAACTTAAAGACTCCTGTTGTTATTCCTGCTTATGAGGAAGACATGAAAAGATATGTTGTTTTTTCCAATTTCAATGACCCAGCATATTTTATTGGAAATAATGAAAGTATAGTTAATGTTTGTAGAGCTTCAAGTGCTGCACCTGTTTATCTTCCTGCTCATAATTTCAACGGACATTTTTATAGCGATGGAGGAGTATATGCTAATGATGCAATACTAGCAGCAATTAATGTAGGTTTGAGTAGCAAACCTCAGGCTACTAGAATTGTTATAGTTGATGTTGGAACTGGAATAGGAAATATGAGTTTTGACGGCAGCGGTACTGAGACTGGTATATCTCACGCAGCAGTTAGATTATTTGGAATTATGAACGTTGCTATGACAGGTAGCGAAGAATGGAGTAGGTATTATTTAGATTATTTAAGTAATAGGCTTGCTCGTGATGTTTATTACTATAAATTCCAACCTAAATTTCCAGAAGATTTCCCTAATGAGCTTGATAATAGCACGCCTGCTTGGTTTAGCCAACTTGCTAATTTAATTGATACTCACTATTCAAACGAAAGTGATAAAATCTCAAGCATATTAGCTAGGCTATTAGCATGAAGTATGATCGTTTATATAATTTTATCTCGCCTGTAACTGGTAAATTACCGATAGATAGAAATTATATATTACTTGGAGATAAAGAAGGACGATCTTTTGCTTCTCCAATTCTAATTGACGTACGCCAAGATATAATAGATTTAAAAAGAAAAATAGGGAATTTTGAAGAATTAAAAAAACTAGACCATAACCGAATATGGATAGGTGATTATGATAATGAACCTGTAGCACAACTTAATATTGGAGTTATTAATTTACCTGTACTTGGGGCAGCTAACTTTCCTTTACCTGTTTTTAATTTAAACGTACCAATACCAAATCCAACTTTTAATCCTTTATCTGGTTTTGATTGGTTAATGTCGGGTCCTTGGCTTCCTCAAGTATTTTCTGGAAATCCTAATACTTTAAATACCTCCTCGGAAACTGTTATTTCAAGTTCTTTAGCAATGACACAAATAAGAGCTGCAAAAAATTATAAGTTATTTGATAACTCAAATTTTATAGTAGGTTGTTCAACTGTAACATTTGATTGGGATAATCCAGCTTATTCGTTAACGTCTATTAGTCCTCAATTACAAGCAATATTGGCATTATATAATTTAGGAACAACTTATACCTTTACTAAGGCACAGTCTCTTGGAAATTTACAGACAGGCCTTTTGAAAAATACAGTTAATAATGCTACTGGTACTTTATCAACTGCTATCAGCGGAAAGGATTATGTAGATATAGCTGCTCCACTACAAGAAAACATGCAAATTGCTCTTATTAGACCAGAGTTAATACAAGAGGGACAAGATGTTGCAAAATTACTCTCAAGAGTAGAAAGATTGCCTGCTGCTAACATGCCTAATTTAACTACTGGCAAATATTGGAAAGGAGGAGCAAATAATATTCCTATTGAGGTTGATATTCCGACTTATGCTCCAAAAGATGCTAAATACGTTCTTAATGTTTCTAATGATAATTTACCTAATGCGCAGAATTTATCTGCACTTGGTGCAGGTATTCTTAAGATAGCAAATTTTGCAAATGGAATAATTAGTATAGCATCTGGAGGTAAAAATCCTTTAAATGATGATTATGTAAGACCCGCTGATCTTGATGAAGAAATCACTTCAAGAATTGAAGCTGATACAGCTATAGAGGGAACTATAGCTGCTTTAGAAGCGGAAATACAAGCAGAAATTGCTGCTTTAGCAGGTTTTGCGACATTTAGTGCATTAACACAATTGTTAGTAGATGTAGGATTGGTAGCTGGTGGTACTGAATATGGAAAATACATAAGAGGGCAAACCTTAAATATTAGTAATACTTGGAAATCTACCGATATTAATGATGAAGCACATAATGCGGTAGGTAATCTTAAAATTCGTTATCCATCGGGATATAGTTCAGATGATCGTGGGCATGGTACATTATGGTTTGATTCTCATGGGAGAGATGGTAACCATGCGGCAGAACCTGGACTACGTATTTTTTCTTGGGATAGTGGAGCTGATAGCTTGGGTTTTGATGCTCCTATAGCCCCAGTTCATTTTGGAATATTTGGTTATCAAAATAAGTATAATATTTCACCAATTCCTAATCCTACTCCTGTATATAAAGGTTTTATATTTAGATCAGAATTTCATAACGAGTCTAGTAGTGATGATTATTACAGGTTTCCTAAGAATTTTGGTCTTTATGATGTAAAAAAAACCATAAGTACATTTTTTACTCAAAGATGGGGTTGGGATTATAGAGATGCAATATTTGAGTACGATTACAATAATTTTACATTTTATAAAAAAGTAGTTTCTAAAGAATATACTAAATTTGAAAAAGAAGTAGATTTTGAAAAAAATGTTAGATTTTTGGGTACCGGAGCAGTAAAAATTCCAGTAGGTAGTAATATACAAAGACCTAGTATTGCAGAGATAGGTATGATAAGATACAATACGGAAATTTAGTTAACTTTTAAAATTTAATAATATATATGGCAAATTTTACTTTACCTGTTGGTAAACAGGAATTTCATGACGGAACAAATTGGTTTGCACTTGCTTCTGAAAATTGGGTTTTAAACACTTTGTCACAAGTAACTCCATGTAGAGTTGCAACAAGCACTCCTATTAATCAGGTAACTTATGCAAATGGTACTAATGGAGTAGGTGCTACTTTGACTAATGCCTCTTCTATAAACGCTCCTCTAGGATTAGAGGGGATAAATTTATCATTAAACGATAGAGTTTTAGTAAAAGATCAGCCAGCTGCCTTACAAAACGGAATATATACAGTAACTACAGTAGGTACTGCTACAGTACCTTGGGTATTAACAAGAGCTACCGACTTTGATTCCCCGTCTCAAATGACAAAAGGTAAAATCATTTCTGTTATAGATAGTTCTCCATTTATAAATAATAATAGTTTATGGGTTTTATCTGTTGATGTTAGTGCAGTAGGTACTTCACCTCTTTCTTTCTTTTTAGTAAACGATAATTCTTTTGTCTCGGCGGTACTTAATCCTTGTTATGCGGCTAGTACGCAAAATCTTGTTGCTACTTATGCAAATGGCAGTAGTGGGGTCGGAGCTACTTTGACTTATAGCGGTTCTACTCAAGAGCAATACTATTTTCAAGTAGACGGTCAGAATATGACAAACGGCACAAGAGTTTTAATTAAAGATCAAACAATTAAATCTCAAAATGGCGTATATGTATTAACTGAAAGAGGTTCAACTACAGTGCCTTGGGTATTAACAAGAGCTACCGAATACGATACTAGTAGCGAAATGTCTAAAGGACAATTGATACCGGTTTTAAAAGGTAATACATTATCGCAAACAATGTGGGTAAATTCCGAAGCTGTTTCTACAGTCGGTACTACAGATATTGTTTTTAATCAATTTAAAGGTTCAAATTCTTCTACAGGTACGGAAAATCAAATAACTGTTAATACAATAAATGGTAATACAACAATCGGTTTAGCAACTAATCCCGTAATACCCGGTAATGGTTCAATCACTATACCTAAAGGAACAACTGCACAAAGACCTACATCCCCGTTAGCAGGAATGATTAGATTAAATACAAGTTTATAAACTGTATATAGTATTATTATAAATTTTACATGGCATCATTAGAACTTTTTGATGGATTAAATTGGGTAGTTATCGGTAGTAATAGCTCTGGAGGAATAAATTTAGTTGGGGATATTATAGGAAATGGTCTTACAAATCAAGTTACACAAACTATTTTTAATGTAACTAAAGATTTTGATGTTACTAACCATAAAATTGTAAATGTAGCTAACCCAACTCTTCCAACTGATGCTGTAAATAAAATTTATTGTGACAATTCTAATATAGATTCATCAAGAATTACCGGTTATCCAAGTAATCCATTTTTTGTATTACTTGGTAATGGGCTTTGGGGATACCCAAACTATGTTCCTATTTCCAGTTTAGCAGGTTATCCAAATAATGCAGGATTGTTTTTAAGAGGGGATGGTAATTGGGCTACTCCTACTTCTAGTATCTCATTACCTTTAAATCTTTATACTAATAGTATTTATGACGGAATAAAATTATTTAGTAATAACGATAATTCATATGCTACCGATTTTTCCGTGATCAATGAAAATAAAAATATAGGGGTTCAATTTGGGCTTAATAGTTCCGTTTCAGAAGCTTATGTTTGGGCAAATGACAATACAAGTTTAAAATTTGGCACAAACAATATTCTTAGGATGCAGATATATACTAATGGTACTATTGATTGTTTTTCAAATAATTTAAATACAACAGGGACAATTATAGGTCAAAATATTTACAGTAACAGTGCTATAGACGCACCTAATATTTATGCAAGTAATAGTTTTATAGGTAACAACTGGTCTTCCTACACCTTGCCTTACATTTATATTAATAGCCCTGTAAATAATTTAACTTTATATAGTGATTTAAAATTAAATGGAAATAGAATTACAGACTCTAATGGATTACATAAAATGTCTTTTGTTGGAGGAACTTTAGAGGTATCAAGCGGTATAATTACAGGTCGTCATTACTCTTATGGATGGCTAAATAGTTCGGGTGGCACTGGTGCGGCATCTGGTACTAATTATTACAGTATAGTATGTCAAGATAGAATAGCTGCCTCAGAATTTAATGCTATATCTTCTAAAAAAATAAAAAAAATTATTCCTAACTTAGATATCCAAGATTTAAAGCAAAAGTTTTTAAATATTAATTTTTGTCAATATAATTATATAGATGAATCAGATGGCAAAGGAAATCATTATGGAGTTATTGCAGAAGACTTAAGTTTAATATTTCCTCAATTTGTTGATCTAGAAAAAGAAAGATATATCCCAAATTGTATAGATGAACATGGAAGAATGATGAAAATTTGTTTTAAAGGTAAAGAAAAAGATATTTATAAGTTTTCTCATAAACTTGATTTAAATAAAATAGATAAAGAGGCAAAATATATCAGGTTGTTTATTAATGGCTCATTTTATAAAGCATTTATTGACAATATAATTACAAAAAAACTTTATGTTTATTTTGAAAATGATGATAAAATGGCAGTAGATAATTATTTCAAAAATAATAAGGTTATTTATGCCTATGGTACTTATGAAAAGTGTCCTACGGTTGAAAAGAATAAATTATTTGAAATAGGATTAATCTTGTTACAACAAATATTAAAAAAAGTTAATTAATATTATGAGTAAAACTAATATAACAACAATTGAACCTACACCTCCACAAATAAAACCTATTAATGCAGAAGCGCTAAATTATCTTAGTTGGTTTATGGCAGATGCTAATAATTTAAGGCACTGGTCATCTCAATTATTTAACAACAATGTTGATACAAGTAATCCATATATGCTTGAATTAAAAGAATCAGCTTTGAAAACGATAACAGAATTAGAAGACGATATAATCAAAATTAAAGATTTTTTAGCGACTTATGTTCCATCAAATAATAATTGATTAAAAAAATAATTAATTTATAATAACTTTTAAAATTAACCTTACGAGTAAATTTATGAATGAAAATCAAAATCCAGTAGAGATTATCCAGATTCTTCCTAAATATGTTCAAGCTTTATATAGTGATGGTGTGCTTTATTTCTCGGGAGAGGCAACCATAGCAACAGAAAGCAGAAAAGCTATTCTTTTAAATGATATTAATCTTATCAAAGAGCAAATTGCCAATTTAGAAAAAATAATAGGTTAATAAAAATCAATATATAAATATTTTTTAAATTTATTATTTACAATATCATAAGAATTTTATAAAAACTATTTATAGTAATTTTATAAGTAGTTTATATGAAACACATAAATTTCCTACTTGATGATAAAACAGTTGAAATTATAGATAAAGACGCTAAAAAAAATCAACGGAGTAGGACATCGCAGATTGTTTTTATAATTAAACAGTTTTATTCAACGTTACCTAAGAATAATAAAAACAAAAATAAAAATGAAGTGTAATACAAAAACAAGGTTATTTGTTGTAGCTATAGTATGTATTTATGTTCTAGGCGTTTTTCTTGTTAAAGATAAAATGTCTGTTGATTCTATTTTGTATTTGAAATATCTTCATTAAAATAAATCTTCAAAAAATTTCATTATATGAATACTTTTACGGTTAGTTTCTTTTCTTCTAAAACCGATATTAAACCAGAGGTTTTAAATTTAGATATTATTTCAATTAAAGATAAATTAAAAGAATGTGCTATATCAACAGTAAATACAAAAAAAGCTGATTTACCTTTAATAGCTGGAGGATTCTATGATAATGGTATCAAATCTGAAAATCTTAAATATAGATCATTTTTGATTTATGATTTAGATAATTACACCGATAATTTTGATGTCATGCTTAAGGATATTGAAAAATCATTATCCGGTTATGTATATCTTCTTTATACAACCTATAGCCATACATATCTATCTCCAAAATTACGTATTATCCTGTTTCCTAACAGTTTAATAGAACCAGAATTTTATGAAGCTATTTCAAGATCTATTGTTACTGATATATTCAGCGAAAATTTAGGAAAATCTATAGATAGTACAAGTTATGAGTCTACAAGAAGAATGTTTGTACCGTGTATTGGAAAAAATAAAGATAAAGATAGATTTATAGCTAAATATGTTGAAGGTAAATTGCTGGATTTAGGTATATACGGTTATACGTACAAAGGAGAAGATGCAAATAAATTGATTATAGATAATAAATTAGATGATATATCCGATATTGAATTAGCTGCCAATCATCTACCGCTACCGGATGTTACAACAGATAGAGTAAAAGAGGTATTGGGCGGATATTCTTCAGCTGATATAAGTTATGAGGAATGGAGAGATGTTGTTTTTGCTCTTCACCATCAATATCAAGGAAGCAAAAAAGGACTGGATATATTACTTGAATGGAGTTTAAAAGAAGATAATAAGAGAACTAAAGAAAGTATTATTTCCGGATGTAAGACTCATTATAAAAATGCTAAAACCGAAAACAAGAGAAGACCTCTTACTTTTGCAACAATTATAAGCAGAGTTAATGAATTAGATACTTACAACATAAATAGTAAAAAACTAATAATACCTATAAAAAATAGAAAAGGTCTACCTACAAATGACTATGAGAATTACAGAACTTTGTTTGAATTCTATAATATTAAATGTTCCTATAATATTATTTTAAAGAAAATTGAAATAGAAATTAATCATCCTGAATATAAAGGTAATTTTAGTAAAATACCTACTAATGGATACAATAATAATCCTGATGAATTAGCTACAAAGACTACTTGGATAAGACATAGATGTACAAGACATAAGTTAAGCATAGAAGATAGATATCTGCAAAACTATATTGAATACGTAGCTTATGATAATTGTATTAACCCAGTAAAAGATTATTTACTACAATTAAAATGGGATGGAATAGACAGAAAAGAAGAATTTTACAGTAGGTTACATACTACTAAAGAAAATGAGGCTATGAAAAAGCTTACATTAAGCAAGTTTATCAAACAGTTTTTATGTTTAACCTGTTTTAATGATAAAGTATTTGATTTACCTGCTAGACAGGTTTTGATTTTACAAGGAAATGAACATATAGGTAAAACAACATTTCTTAGAAATTTATTACCTCTTGAATTAAAAGCCTATTTTAAAACAACTAAAAAAGTTGATTTAGATAAACAGATGCACATTAAAAATATCATTGAAGCATCTATTGTTGAATTTGGTGAATTAAAAGGAACATTATTAAAAAGCGGTTTTGATGCTTTTAAAGGTTTTATATCAGATAGCGAGGATTACGTTGATATTAAATTTAAAGTAAATCATCAAAAATATAGAAGAAGAACGTCTTATACAGCTAGTTTAAATGATTTAGAGTTTTTATCGGTAGATGATGAACACACAAGATTTTTAATAATACCTGTTATAAGCATATCACGAGAAGAATTTGATATAAACCAATATTATGCTCAAATATTAGAAGAATTAAAAGTTGAAGTAGCTAATTGTGAAATATCTGGTAGACCTTTAACAGATATATATGAAATGAATAGAGAAGAATTGAATAAACAAATTCAGTTCAATTTGAAATTTAAGTTTTCTAGTGAAGCCGATTATTATATTAATTTAATATATACATATATTGATACTACATATCCAAAAACTAAAATAAGAAGAGGTTTTAGTTCTGATGCTATTTTAACTGAAATTCAAAGAATAAAATCTGATGTATTAAATACGGATTTAACAAGAAAAAGAATGGCTAAGGCTTTAAAAAGATGTGGATATGAACATAATAGTCGATATGAGTACAAAGTTAAATTCAAACACAGTGATATAAACATAAAAGATGATAATACCATAACAGAGGATACTATTCTTGAAGAAGATATCAATGAAGAACAGTATCAGATAGAACAAAATCCAACTGAAAATATTGATATACAAAAAGTTGATAAAATTAAAAAGGAATCCACTGTTAAGGAAGTATCTGTAACTGATGTTAAATACGAATTAATAGATAAAAAAACTAGATTACTTCATTTTAAAAATTATAGCGTATCGGATGTTACTTACGGCATTGATATTGAGACTACTGGATTAAATCCGAGTAACAGCATAGTAGCATTACTTCAAATATATAATCCTGCTATAGATAAAGTATTTGTTTATAAACTTTATGATGCTCCTCTAACAAACGAAGAGAAACAAATATTATCAGAGATCAGGTTTGTTGCTCATAACGCATCTTTTGAGAGATCGTTTATGCCTTATTTAAAGAACCTTGATTGTTCAATGATAGCTTACCATGCTTCTACTTCTAGTAAACGCTGCGGATTAAGTGATTTAAGCTTAGAAACAGGTATTACTTATAACAACAAAAAAGATATGCAAACTTCAGACTGGTCAGGAGAATTAACGGATGAGCAACTGGAATACGCTGCTAAAGATGCTAAGGCTACTTACATATTATGGCAGAAGTACAAAGACGATAATAAACCTGTATATGATAGGATGTATAAGGCTAGTTTCATTATTGACGATTATTCTAAACGCGGATTACCTGTTGATATTGAAGCTTTTAAAAAATTGAAACTTGATACGGAAAACAAAAAAGAGGAGTTATTGCAGAAACTAATTGATCTTGGATTTGAAGAGATAATTACTCCTGCAAGGAACATAAGAACTAAAAAAGAGCTTATGGCTAAAGTAAATCCTGATGTTATGAAGATAGTAGAGGAAGTTAGAAGTACAAATGCCCTACTTAATAACATGATATCCGGAGTAGAGGAGAATATTATAAATGATAGATTACCTATTAACACTTTAATTTGCGGTACAGAGACAGGAAGACTTGCTACTGTAAAACCTAACGTCCAGAATTTTCCACGATCAGGATTTCGTCATATCTTTAAGGCAAGAGACGGTTACAGGTTTATAAGAGCCGATTTCTCGGGTCAGGAACTAAGAATGGTTGCTGCCATGTCAAACGAGAAAGTATTGATTGAAGCTTTTAACGCAGGTAAAGATCCTCATGCTATTATGGCAGCAAGATTAAACAATATGCCGCTTAAGGAATTCATGGAGAAACCGTTAGATTGGCAAAAATCTGAAAGACAGAAAGCTAAAGCAGCTAACTTCGGATTCTTGTATGGTATGGGAGCAAAAAGGTTTATTGATAATGCCAAGGATAATTATAATGTTGTTTTAACTGAAGAAGAAGCAACACTAATTAAAACAAAGTTTTGGATTACATATTCTTTCTTAAAACGTTGGTCTGATAAAGAAAGAGCAGATTGCAGAGCTAGAGGTTATGCGTTAACCAAAGGAGGTAGAAAAAGATTCTTTGAGGATATGGATAAGGCGTATTGCGAGATGATTAATACGGCAGTTCAAGGTTCTTGCGGGGAAGTATTACTTGAGACGTTGATTGCTCTTCCCGAGTATCTAAAAGGTTATTTAGTTAATACTGTTCATGATGAGCTTGTATTTGAAGTACCGATAGAGTTAATACAGGATGAAGCTAAATACACTGAAATAAAGAATCATATAACAGGAGCAATGATTGCAGGCGTAAGAAAAGTTGAACCAAGGTATCCGACTTTAAATATTACGGAAATTAAAGATACCGATAGATTATAGGGTAAATTATGTTAATAGATAAAAAATCAGAAATAGAGACAGTAATAATAGAAAAGTATCTAAACAAGGATATTAATCTTCTGGAAAAAGAGATGGCTATAAACGTTCTTCTTGAAATATGTTATGGAGAAGATGTTGATGAAGATGATATAAGAGTTTTTAAAGTTATTAGAGAACAACCTATAAATTGTATTGTTGATTGGATAATAGGTTTTGGTAGAGATAATTATAGCAGTCATGAGATAACAAATCCTACATATATCGATTTTTCTGTTAATTTTTTAGTTAAGGAAAGAGAGAAATACATCAATGTCTAAACACACATTAATTAGTCCATCAAATTTTGAAAGACGTATGCTATGTCCGGGAAGCTTGCATGCAGAAAAGGATTTGCCTAATATTACCTCTGTTTATGCAGAGAAAGGTACTATGTTGCATGATAGGGTCAATAAACTTATTAATGGGCATAAGGATTGGAAAAAAGATTTACCGGAGGATTTACAGGAAATAGTTAAAAAAGCTCAAGAATATTTTTATTCTGTCAAAAGAGATAAAAAAACTCTTATAGAATTTCACGAACAGAGATTTAATCTTGATTTCCTTGTTCCTCCTTTTGAAGAGATGGGAGGAAGCGTTGATAGTATTGTCTTATGTTATAACGAAGAAAATAAAACATATGAACTTCATGTTATAGATTATAAATTTGGTATGGGAGTAAAAGTTGAAGCTTATGAAAACTATCAACTTATGCTATATGCTATCGGTGTTTTAAATGATTACGGTTTTTTAAAATTACTTGAAGATGAAATACCTAAATTTAAATGTAATAATATACATAAATATATAAAACTGTATTTACATATAGTTCAGCCTTATATATCTGATAGTTGCTGGGAATTAAGGAATGATGAACTTAAATCTTTATTACAAGGTAAAAGACTGGATTTAATAAAAAGTAGTATAGAACAAGCTTATTCTAAAACGGCAATACGTATTCCTTCCAAGAAAGCATGTCAATTCTGCAAAGCAAAAGCTACTTGCAGCAGTTTAGCTAATACTTTGCCTGTAATAGATAATATTAAAGATAGGAATACTACTTTAGCTCGTATTAGAATGTTATCGGAAGAAGAAATAAGTGCTATTTATGATAAGAAAGATGTAATAATTCTATATCTTAATGCTATTGAAGATTACATTAAAACAAAGTTACATGAAGGTAGTTTTGCTGATTATGAACTTAAAGACAAGTTATCCAATCGTAAATGGATAGATACGGCAGAAGAGCATTTAACACGGCTACTCGGTGATGATGCTTATGAAACTACAAGAAAACTCATATCGATTACAAAAGCTGAAAAACTTTTGTCTAAAGATGATATTAAACATTTAACAACAAAGGAGGTTACAGATAAAATAATAGTAAAACAGGAGTATTCCATAGAAGAATTATTAACAGATTAAACATTATAAAAATTTTAATAAATTTAAAAGGTATTAACTATGACTAAAAAAATTAGCGAAAAAATATTATTGGAAAATGTACGTATAGTATGGCCGTATCTTTTTGAGAAAGAGCCTATTAGTGAATACATTGAAACAGAAGAACAAAGAAGATTTAAAGTAGATTGTCTTTTATCTAAAAGTAATCCAAAACATATGGAATACTATAAAAAGATCAATGATACTGCTGATGATGTTTTAAGACGTATTAAAGTTAAAAAACATTTATACGAATTATTTAAGGATGGTGATGAAATCTACAAATCCATTGACGATTCGACAGAACAAGGGAAAGAAAAGAAAGCTAATTGTGCGTATTTAAAAGGACATTATATTCTTAATGTAAAAAATAAAATACAACCTAAGTTAAGCTTGATTAAAGGTCAATTACTTAATACTGAAGTTGATGAAAATCCTTTTTATCCGGGTTGTTTTGTTCATATCCTATTTACTATTGATTCTTATGAATTCAAGAAAGTACCTAAAGGAGTTACTAAAAGATTGCAGCATGTACTATTTGCTAGAGACGGAGAAATGCTTGGAGGTAAAATAGATACTATAGATGCTAGTGAAGATTTTAATAAAATCCAAGATGATGAAGATATTTTTTAAGAATGCGTAAAATTAGGGTATTAACCGAGAGAAAAATAGAATCTAAAATATCCAAGAAAGCTATTGATCTTGGATACCTTACTTATAAATTTACTTCTCCTTCAAATAGAGGCGTACCTGATAGAATTTTTATAAATAAAAAAGGTGGAATATTTTTTATTGAGTTCAAAAGTCTATCAGGTAAAGTTACTCCCTTACAAAGAATGGTATTTAGTAAACTGATTCATCGTAATACACCAATTTATCTAGTTAATGATATTCAAAGAGGTGTTGATATACTAAATAATAATTTAAACGGCATCATAGATACCGACTTTTATGAACCTTTGTATGAGCCAAAAAATATTAAATAAAAGTGATCTGGAAGAATATCAATTAAGAGCCGTCAATTACATATTAAATAAAAAAAGATGTGGTCTTGGATTAAAACCTGGACTTGGTAAAACTATTTGTACTCTTACGGCTTTTTCTGAAATTATAGGTAAAAAAGTTAAAAAACTTCTTGTTATTGCACCTCTAACAATAGCAAAGAATGTATGGATAAATGAAACGGATAAGTGGAATCATACAAGAGATTTTAAAGTTTCAATCTGTTGCGGAAATGAGAAAACAAGACTGGCAGGGTTAAACGCCGAAGCTGATATCTATGTTATAAATCAGGAAAATGTTGAATGGATGTACGATCAAGGATTCTCTAAATACGGTATGATTGTTGTTGATGAGAGCCATGAATTCAAAGGTCATGATTCTTATCGTTTTAATGCTCTTAAGAATTTTAAATCAATTTATATGGTACTACTTAGCGGAACTCCTGCACCTAGTGGATTTATAGATTTTTGGTCTCAGCAATATTTGATAGATAAAGGAAAAATGTTTGGTGATATTACCGGATTTAGAAAACATTATTTCAGGGAAAAGAGAAACGGTCATGGCTATGAATGTATATATCCTAAATTGATCATGAATAGATTAAAACGTAACTGGTTATTCATGGATAGTAAGGATTATCTGGATTTACCGGATAAGATGATGATTACTACTCCGGTTATTATTGATAATTATCAGGAATATAAATCTTTTGAGGATGATTTTTATCTTAAGATACAAGAAATGGAGGTAACCGCCGTTAATGCCGGAGTATTATGCAATAAACTGATTCAATATTGTAATGGAGCTGTTTATGATCAGAATCGTAATGTTATTATCGTACATAACAATAAGCTTGATATGCTTGATGAGATAATGAAACAGCATATAGATGAGAATTTTCTAGTAGCATATAATTTTAAATCCGATGAAGATAGAATAAAAAGGAGATTCCCTCATGCTGTTACCATGAATGCTAAAGACGTTAATCAATTAGAGCCTTTATGGAATGAAGGAAAAATAAAAATGATGTTGTGTCAATGCAATAGCGGTAGAGGTCTTAACATCCAAAAAGGAGGAAGAATTATAATATGGTTTGGTCTTACATTCAGACTTGATAGCTACATTCAATTTAATGATCGATTACATAGACGAGGACAAGATAAACCTGTTATAATATATCATTTAGTCGGAAAAGACTGTAAGGATGAAAGAGTAATGCAAGTTATTGGACATAAAGATTTAACACAAGAAGAATTATTTGAGGTATTGAAGAATAAAGATGATTGAGATTATTGATAAACTTAAAACATATTTTATTGAATTTATTTGTACTAAAGAATTCATAATAGGTTTTATATTAGGATTCTTTGTTGCAGGAGGTATATTTTCACATTGGATATTTGGGAATGATAATTTATGGGAGCAGACTTTGGAATTTCTGGTAAAGATTACTACTAATCGTAATATTGATATAACTTCATGATGAAATTAGGTGATAGAGGTTTAAATTTATTGAAAAAATGGGAACAAGGACCTAAAGGAGGATTTTCTCCTGTTATTTATACTTGTTCTGCCGGTAAAAATACTATTGGTTATGGTCATGTTATTACTCCTGATGATAATATAATTCCTCCAATAACAGAAAAACAGGCAGATGATTTACTTAAGCAAGATATAAAAACAGCTGAAAATACTGTTAATCTTTTAGTAAAAGTCTCTCTAACACAGAATCAATTTGATGCACTTGTCTGTTTTGTATTTAATATTGGTGTTGGTGCTTTTCAAAAAAGTACTTTATTATCTTTTATAAATAAAAACCTATTTAATAAAGTGCCTGATCAATTTAAGTTATGGAATAAAATAACAGTTAATGGTATAAAAAAAGTAAGTAATGGTCTTACCAACAGAAGACAATCAGAAGTAACATTGTTTTTATCTAAAAATTAAGAGGTTATATGAAAAATACGGAAGAAATAGATTTATCTATAGATAACAAAGAGGAAGTAGTATCAGAAATTAATGATTCAGCAGAAACAATATCTACATCTTCTGAATTTACAGGTACTCCGGAAGAAAGAATAGCAGCACTAATTAGTTATATAGATCAATCTCAAGAAAGATATGTTGAATGTTCTACTGTCAGAAAATTTTTAGAAGAACAAATAATAGAAGAAATATAAAATGTTTATTCTAACTTATTTAAAAGAAATATTACTTGGTATTATAGGATTTTTTGCTCTTTACCTATTTAATAGAAATAAAACCTTAAAACTGGAAAAAGAGCAGTTAATAACGAAAAATAACGAAAAAGATACAATAATAGCTATTAAAACAAAAGATATACATGCTACAGATAACATTAAACCTAGTAATGATATCAATAATGCTATTGACAGGATGTCAGAGCAAAATAAATAACACTATTACAAATATTGATCTACCTGAATTTCCTTTAATATCTGTTCCTGCTAACAAGGAACTTAAGACCGTTTTTAATCCTGTATGTATTAAAATTAATGATCATATCAAGGATTTAAAAGCATCCATACTTAATTACAATAAAGAAAATCCGGAAGATGTAATTAGAGTAAAAAATATAGAAGACCTGATATCTGAACTAAATACTATTTGCTCACCTAAATCAAAAGAAACTAAATTATGGTTGGATGATCTTTATAAATTTAAAATAAGATATTCTATTTATAAAGAAGGATTGAAATCATTTTAACCACGATTCCCGCCATTTTGCCGTTTGCTGTTGTCTTAGTGCTATATCTTTAAACATTTTTGTTAAATTATCCATTGATGGTAAAGGAGTATTAGGTTTACGATTAGGGTTTTTTACTATCTGCTCTATCCATTGTTCTTTGTTTAAACCATTTACTAACAAAGGTTTTGGTTCTTCATATTGCGCCATAACTTCATCCAACTTTCTAAACAAATCAGGATCAGAAACTCCACCTTGTTGATCATAGGTAAATAAATTTTTAAACTGAGTGTTTTTTATATCCGCTATCTCTTTTAGTTTTTGTTGTTTATCATTAGCTACAGATTTTTTTATAAGCTCATCCCTAGATTTTTCTTCTTCATCCATTCTTCTTTGATTTTCAACTCGTCTTAATTCAGCTTGCCTATTTTCCTCTGCAATTCTTGCTTCTTCCTGTCTTCTTGCTTCTTCCTGTCTTTGTTCCTGCTCAACTCTTAATCTATTAGCATTCTCTTCTCGTTCTCTTAATACTCTTTGTTGATTTTCAAGTTCAGCACGTTTCTTTAAATCCTGCTCAAGATTTATTCTAGCTGCTATTTCATTCTGCAATTTATTATTAAGTTCATCTCTTTCTATACCAAGTTTTAATCTTTGATTTTTTTCATTCTCATATTCTCCCATATTTTTCTTGGATAACTCCTCAGCTTGAAGTTTATAATCTTCCAAACTTTTTATTTTATCTAAATTTGATGTTCTTTCTTTCTCCATTTCGGAGTATCTATTTTGAAGATCACTTATACTAGATAAATCAATACCTTGATTATTAAAATGATTGAATATTGTATTTATTCCGCTGTTAACTCCTCCTTCATATCCACTATTTCTTGCATTGGTTAATAGTTTTGGATTCATACCTCCTTTTTCTGCCTGATATGATTTATATAATTGTTCGTTATTTTCTTGTGCATTTTTCCATTTCTCGAGTCCTTTTAAATTCGATCTTTTAACATCATCAAGTACTGTTCCAAATTCATTATTAGCTAATTGGTCGTATTGATTTAATTTATCTATATTATTTAAATCACTATACTCCTTATCTGCAATACCTCTTACTAAATCTTCTTTTACTGCTTTTAATTTTGATTCTCCGGTAGCAGACAATAAATCCTGCATTCTATTTGTAACGGATTTTAAATGTGAATTACTGCCGTACATCCCTTGTTTGATATACCTGCTATTTAAAGCTGTTAAATCGCTTATTGCTTTCTTTTTTGCTTCTTCATCAAGAGATTCGAACTTTGGTCTTATGTTTTCAGGCAAAGAATTTACAACATTATTTACTGAATTAGTACCATCTACTAAAGATTTTCTAGTTAATTTACGATCAAGGTAATTTTTATCTTTATAGAAAGGACTTATATTTTCGGCTAGTTCATAAGACTTAGCTAATTCATCATTTACCGGTTCTACTAATTTACCTTGGTAAACAGGTAAATTGGTTCTTGGGGCAGTCATCCATTGATCAACAGGTTTACCTACATCAACACCGTAAGCTTGTAGAGCTTTTATTAACTGTTTACCTTGTAAATCAAGTACGTCAGGATGCGATGTTGCACTATCTATTCCATCCATTGAATTTAATACAGAGTTAAGATTTTCAATACGTCCGTAAGGCTCATTTACTTCTGCATCGAATCTGGCTTTTTCTGCTGTTAATCCTTTATTAACAATACCGTGTTTCTGTTCTCCGTACTTATTAAGAGAATCTATTAAAGCTTTTTCCCTGTTATACTTGTTTTTACCTGATTCAGAAATAGCCTCAAAAGCAAAACGACTCTTCTTTCCTTGAAGTTTCTTTATTTCAGGATTCAAAGTGTTTAGATCAGACCGGAATTCATTTGTTTTTAATTGATTATTTCTATCTACATTATTTCTAAAACTATCGTAATATCTATTAAAATTATTTCCGAACTGATTTCTTAATCTATCTGATACAGTTTCTAAACCTCTATTAGCGGTATTATAAGTAAAATCCTGTAATTGATTTATATTACCTTCGTTTATTCCTTCAATAGGTGCATTTGCTATAGCATTTAAATCGTTGGTATACGGCATACCTTTAGCAGTCCTTCTTTCCTCTAATCCTCTTGCTCTTTGAGTCATGGAAGACATTGGAGCTAATGTTTTTCCGGGATAAGGTGTATAATTGGAAGTAGATAATCTGCCGCTATCACGAATTAGTAATTGCCTAGCTTTATCTCTTATCTGATCAAAAGGTATATACTGTTTTGCCATATCTTAAATTCTTGTTGGATTACCGCTAAACTGCGGATTGTTATAGTAATTTAGCCATCTTCCGGTTCTTTCTCTTTCTTCCGGAGTACTAACTCTTGTATATAACGGATCTATTTCTATTCTTTCTTCCGGTAGGAATTTTTTACGTGCATTCCTACGTTTTGCCTGCTCTACCTGAAGTTCATATTGTTCTTGAGCAGCAAGTTCTTCAGGAGTTAGTCGTTGAGCTAGCATTCTCTCTTTTAATTCCTTACCTTCTTGAGCAGCAGTTTTTGGTTTTGGTTGATTGAATCTATCATACAAAGTTAATCCGGTAGTACCAAGAGCCAGTAAATTTTTGGGTTTACTTAGGAAATCCATGCTATTACTCTGTAATTTATCCATGAAACTCATATCATCTTTTTTCTTTTCTTTAGCAAGAAGATATTGCATATAACTTTCTGTATCATCACCGGCAGATACACCAGCACCTTTAGAACCTCCTAAGTTACTTAATAATGAAGTAGCTCCGCCGTATTTAGCAGCACTTTTACCCATCCCCATTACGCTAGATCCGGTATCTTTACCGAATCCAAGAGCAGGTAATATGGCATTATCAGTTCCGTATTTACTTAAAGTAGAACCAATACCGCCCATACCTAGTTTAGTTGCCCCAAAACCTAATCCTGATGCAACAGAAGGTAAAGCTGCCCCCATTCCTGCACCTTTTAAAGCTCCTTGTAAAGCGTTTTTACCTCTTGCTGCATGTTGTGCTCCCTGACCTACAGCACCTCCTATAATACCCCCTACTCCCGGTAAAATCATATTACCGATTAAAGCTCCTGCTCCTCCTCCAAGAACACTTTTTATTGCTTTAAAAGGTTTTTTCCAGAAACTATACTCTCTAAGTCCTGTTTTTGGATTAATGCTGCCACTACCTCCAAGACTTTTTAATATTCTAGATTCAACAGGATTAATATGAGCAAGTTCTGTGTCTCCTCCTCTACCTTTTTTCTTTGTTTGTTCTAGTACATCCTTAATATGTTTTTTACTATATTTTTTTAATGTTTTATGTTTATTTTTATTAAACATATCGGATATATGTTTTCTATTTTTCATTTATTTGTCCTCATCATTACGATATATACAGCCTTAGCCCAATCTTCCCAGCTTTTAAACATATCAAGTTTACGACCGCTTTTACTACTTGCAGCAATTGGTATACTATTTGTTTTAAAAGTACCTATTCCTGCCATTTTGTTTGCAATCTCACGCCAATCATCATTTGGCATAGGTATAGGTAGTCTCTCATCCTTATAAATCCTTAAAACTTCTCTATACCAACGATCAAAAGTTATTTGACTCGGAAAAGGTAGATTCCTTATCATTGACCGTCTCCAATTTCAAAATTGATTAATATATTACCTACAGTATAAGGATATACACATACAAAAGTTACATTTACAAACCTACCTTGCACTCTCATATCTATTTTACCTCTATTATTACCCATAAACAAATCAAATTCCAAAGGAACTATTACTTGTTTCTGTACTCCTGCATATTTAAGCATGGCAGATCCTATAACAAGTAATTCATTCTCTCTTCTTGTGTATAATTCAGGAGCAGGGAAATCAGGCTCTATCTCGGTAATTCTAATATACTTGTCCATTACTTTACCGTCTTTAGCCGGAGGAAATGCTGCATATCCAAACCAAGGAGTAGTAAAGAATGAAGGTATATTATGTACTGAATTATCACCTCTTACCTCATAAAATCCTGTTTCCTGCTTCCATAGTGTTTTATAAGCATTAACAGGGTTATAAGGATAATTAGTGCAACTATCACCGAAACTTATTATATCTCCGCTTGCCTCATAAACTGTAACACAATCCCTTTGTATTTCAGTATCATACCAGCTATTTTCTCTTACATTATAAACAAGCTCTCTAGTACATCCTATATCTGCTCTATTCCTAAACCTTTTTTCAGGGAAAGCCCATCTTATTTCTCCGTAACGAGCTACTTTATAACCGTAAATTTTTTCTTTTTTAGTTAAATCAACATTTTCCAGAAACCATTCGAAATTTACATCATTCTTGATTGATTCAACTATTCCGTTATAAACAAAAGCACGATCCGTACCAAGCCAAAAGAAAAGACTATCGTACTGAACAATAGATTTTGGCGACATAACAGAAGAATTGGTAGTTATTTCTTCTCTTTGGAATTCAATAGGAGAATTTGGATTAGTTCCATCTGCAACGTTAGTTAGATATATTACAGAATTCTGTGTCCAGAATAAAAATGTCGGAGCGTTTGTACCTCCTCTAATAGAAGCACCAAATAGCAGTTTATTCTCCGATATTTTATATGAATCGGCATCAGAATCTCCAGTGTCATCAAAATCAAGAGGATTACTTGTTTTACTTCTTAATATAGTACCATTATTTCCGTATAGATATAGACAAGGAGAAGAATATAAAATACCTCCTGACGGTATATTCCCATAATCTCCTAATACAACATTATTATTTACGAAATCTGCGTTATCATCTGTTACTGATTTATAATATAATACCCCCGGTCTATCGCTTAACATATTATTGCCATTGAAAGTAGAAAGTAATGCTATATAAGGTGTGCCATCTTTAATAAATTTAACCGATTGCCAAGTTCTGGCTTGATCTCCGCCAAGTCCGGCTAAAACCTGCCTATCGTTGGTACTATTAGATAATTCATTATTAAGAATACAACGATTTACTCCGGTTGAATGTGTATAAATCAGAACCGGATTAGTTCCGTTAAAATATATATCAAGGTATGTAGGTTCAAGTCCTACAGGTTGATATATTTCTTTCTGTCCTTTCATTTTACGTATTTTTCCATTAACGAATCTTATATATTGTCCATCTATACAATATTCATCCTGGAATTCTCCGGCATTTCTTTGAATACCCGGTTTATACACTAAAGGTACACGCATTAATTATTATCTCTTATTACTGTTCTATCAGCACTTCTATCTTTATTCATTTTATTTATGGTATCTAATTCTTCATTAAACATATTTTTATATTCAGCAAGTTTAGCCGGATTATCCAAGAATATTGCTGCTTCAATTAGACATGAATAAAGGAGTAAATTAGGATATCTGACTGTTAAAAAATTTGTTTGATTCTCATTATTAAATAAAGGAATACCGAGATATATTATCTCAAAATTATATTCCATATCCATAGTTGGATAAAACAACCAATAGGCAGTATTATATGTGTTAGCTAAATCTGCATTATTAACATTAGTCATACCATCACTATAATATTTTGGTCTAGCTCTTTGTATATTTGCTCTATACGGCCAATAGGTAACCATGAACTCTCTAGATCTAGGTGCTAAATAACTGAACTTTTGTGTTGCTGTGTCATACATTAAAATACATATAGTTTCACGCCAGTTAGCAGGTTTTTGTATAGTGGATTGACCGGCTGCAACATTGTTTATTTCATATTTTATTTCAAAACCTAAATCTTCTGCTCTATTATAAACCCTGATAATTCCTTGCTGGATAAGATCAGGTAATTTAGCAACAAAAGGTTGATCCGTTCTTAGCATATATAGCTGTAAATCATCGATCAAACTTGTATATGTCATTGCCATAGATTTTTCTTTAATTTTTTTGTTTTGCTTTACATATAATTTAGTGTATAATACATCAGTTAGGAGTTTTTTTATACTTTAATTTTATGAAGAAAAAGTCTGTTTTCAATAATAACGAAGTAGACATAGATTTACTGGTTAATCAGCCTAAACATATAAGAAAATTGTTAGGTAAGAAAAAAGACAAAAACGAAGAAGATGAAGTAGAAGAAGACGAGGATAATGAGGGTAATGATACCAAAAGTATAAGTCCTCAGATGAAGCGTTATATAGAAGAGTATATTGATTCTAAGAAGGTTAAGAAAAAAGAAAGACCTGAAAATTTTATGGTTAAAGCCGCAGAAAAAATCAACGGTTTTATAGATGAATCATATGATAACGCTAAAAAAAGCAAAAAAGATAAAGACGGAATCATAGAAAGTTATTTAAAAAGGAAGTTTAGTAAATAATGTTTCAATATATTAAATATTTAAGAGATATTATTTTTATTATTCTTTTAATTAGATTAACTTTTATTGAAAACGATTCAATATGGTTATTAATTGAATTAGCAGCATCTCTAGCTTATATTTTTATACCTAATAATCTCTCAAATAAAACTGATATAATAGATACACCAGAATGATTGATACATATATCTTATTTACCATTTTTATTCTATAATATTCTATATACTTAAATCAATAATACTGAATAAAAATTTAAACTATAGATATATTTTATTTTTAATTATTATACCTATAATCTATAAACCATCAATAAGTTATTTTTTATCAAAAATAGAAAATAAAACTATTATTGAATTTATACACTTCAAAGACTAACTATCTTTTTTATCTAAACTATAGAAAAATTTACCACAACTACAACATTCTATTATTATACTTATATACACTTGAGCCATACCGTAATGTACGTATTTACAGTGTTTGCAGGTATATTTAGTCGTCATAAGGATCGAATATTTCTTTTAATAATCTTTTTTCTTTCTTAGCTTTTATCTCTTTGTAAAATCTCTCTAGTGCCGTATTTTCTGCTATCATTTCCGATATCAATTTGTTCTCGATAGTTGATTCTTTTATAATTTTCTTTGGTTTATGAATGTAACCATAGGTTAATCCTCTATCTTTATTGGTGTAATTTAAACTGTTAAGTTCGATTATCATGTTAAAATATTTCAAACTTATTTTAAGTTTTAAA